GTTCAGTTTCTCGGCGAGCGCCTTGTCCTCGGCGCCGCGGTAAAACGTTTCCGTGCCGTTGGCCAGCCCGCTAGCGGCATTGCAGTGCAGGCTGATCATGGCCGTGCCGCCGTAGGCCCGGGCGATGTCATCGCGCCGCGACACATGACAGGGATCTTGCCGATCGCGCCGCGTGCGCACCACCTGGTGGCCCATGCCCTTGAGCACATTGCGCAGTTCATTGGCCCACGCTAGGGCGATGTCTGCCTCCTGCACCCCAGCCGCCACCGCGCCCGGATCGTAGGTGCCGCGCGTGCGATTGCCCATGCCGTGCCCAGGATCGAGAATAAAGGTGCAGGTATTCATAAAAGGTTCAAAGTTCAGGCTTCGTTCTTCGGCATGCTCGCCGCTTTCTCCCGCTCCTCGCGGGCGAGGCGTTGCAGCTCGCGCGCTTCGGTCCAGAGCGTGTCCGTGCGGGAATACTTCAGCGCGTTTTGGAAATCGCTCCAGCGGCCTTGAATCTCATCGCGCTTGTCGCGCGCTCCGGCGTCGTAGATCGACTCCGCCGCGTCGCTCACGGTGGCGTTTTCTGGCAGCGTGATCAGGATGTCCCGCGCGCCGAGGCTCAGCATCCACATCACCGCGCCGTCATGCGCCCGCGAATGGCCCAGGCACTCGAAACCGAGCGCGGTGAGCAGGTGCGAGACAGCAGATGGAGCGGGTGAACTCATGGCTTTTTGGACGCGTAGTAAAAACAGCCGACCACCAGCCCGATCATCACGGCGATGGCCAAAATGATGCGAGCCCCAGCTTCAGGCAGGGGCAGGTCAGCGAGTTGGAAAAGCAGTTTCATGCTGGCAAAAGGTCGTCGTGTTGCAGGATTTCGCGCACCGTGCCCGGCAGCGCGAGGCCACCGAGCCACGTGCTGTGTCCGTAGTGGTGCCGCGAGTGATCAAACACGCGGCCCGGAAAGCAGTCAGCCAGCGCCTTGCCGCGCAGGCCTAGCGAGCCAAAGCCCAGGCCGACAAAATTGAGCAGCTTGGCCGACAAACCGGCCGCTTGCAGCGCCTTGTCGTTCTCGCTGCCGTAGATGTGCACGCGACGAATAGCGCCACACTGCACCGTCTGCGCGAAGTCTGCATCCTCCGCCGCGGGCGCGATGAGATGCACGCTGTCGAGTCGCAGAGTCGGGATCTGTTTCTTCGCCGCCGCCAGCGCCACGCGCGCGATGAGGTCGCAGCCGTTGCTGTGTCCGATCATGCGCACGGTCCAGCCGTCCTCCGCGTAACCGTGCGCCTTGTGCAGCAGTTTCTCCGCGCGGCGCGCCTGGAACAGCCTACGTGTGAGCGCCGTGGTGTAATATTCAAATTTCTCCGGCTTCACGTAGTCGGGCGTCTGCCGGTTCAGCAGCGTCGCCGCCTCATCCACCCAGCCGTCCGTCTGCGCCGGGTTCGTGTGGATGCCGTTCAGGATGAAATAGACGACGCGACGGCTCATGGCGTGGCCTCCCCGCATTCAGGTTCGATCTTGACCGCGACCTTTCCGCCAGATTCGGCGGGATTCGGAATGATGCGGAACCCTGCGGAAATGCGCCAGCTCTTGCCATCCTTCTCAGGCATCGGCACGATCTGGCCGCGCGCGATGTAGTTCAAAACGGTGCGCTCGTCGCAGCCCTCGCGAGTAGCCACATCCTTCGTAGTCAGCCACGTTTTGGCGCTGTCCACCATCTCGGTGTCCGCCCCCGCGTTGCCCATGTTGATGCTGTTGGAGATGTTGCCCTTGCCACCGCTTTGCATGGCGATTTGCATTTTCATCACGGCAATGTCGCGATCGTGAGCGAGAATGGTGTTAACCGTCCAAACAAAGAACAACGGAGCTGCCCACAGAGAAATTTTGAATACCCACCCATGAACCGTCCCGAGTTTGATGATTTCTTGGTTGTCGTCCATAATGCTCACGACATTCCCCCTTCTGTTAAAAAGCCCGCCGCGATCATCTCGGCGTAAGTCTTGCTCTGATCCTTGAAGAACTGCGGAAAGGCATCATAAACGGTCAGATTCTGACCGCGCTTCGACTCCACAAAAGCGGCCAGCACCGCATTGGTATCCGCTGGCAGGTGCCCGTCATCGATCCACGGTTGCAGCACATCGGCCACGCCATCCAGCACGGCCTCAGCATGCACCGGAATGGTGAAAGTCGTATCGACCACCAGCCAGCGTTTCGGCGGCGTCTGCAAATCGTCGATCCACGGAAACATGCACTGCGTATCCTGTTCGCCGCGATACTCAGGCGGGCGAGCCAAGCCCCACAGCGAGGTGCTCAGAAGTGCAGCGGAGGAAGATGGAACAAAACGAATCATACAATGCCCAAGTGAGACATGAGGACAGCTTCAACCGCAGCGCGGTGAGGCGTGACATCGGAATACATGACGAGCTCCGATAAAAAGCCGGGGAAATAACGTGTGGCAATGGTGCGGTCCGTAGCCCAGCGCCAAGTTTCATTGGTCGCTGCACCAGTCAGCGTCAGACATGCGGTTGCGCTGCGACACCAAGGCGTCAGCGTGACTGTTTTATTGACGCTGTTGACATAGTAGGCGTATCCCGCGGGACCGGGTGAAAAAGCACCGGCAGAATTTGATGCACCGACCAAAACGATGGAGGTGCCGGTAATCAATCCTGGGTAATCAATGGTTGCATTCTGGTAAGCGGTCGTGATCCACGTCCGCACCGAAAAGCTAGACGATTGCGACAAATGCGCCGTGCCACCGGATGCACCAAACATGGCGGCCTTGCCGCTATTGGTTTCCAATGTTCCTGCGTTGACCATGCGCAGTTGGCTTGCCGCAGTCGCTTGGCTGAAGTTTCGAGCCAAACCAGATTGGTCATACACGCGAACCACAAAAGCTGACTGGCTGCCGACAAATGCCGTTAGAGCTGCGGTGTCTAGGTCGCCTGTTGCACTGAAACCGATGTCTTGTTCCGTGTTATCTGTGCGCCGCAAACGAACCAAAGCCCCGTTGTAACTGCTCAAAAGCCTGCGCGACACACTCCAGACGCCTGCTAGGCTTGTCGTGTAAGCATCCAGCGCGCCGACAAACGCCGCCCCGCCCGGAGCCGTCCCAAACCCCAGGAACCGCTGACGGGCCAGCGGGTTCACCAGTTGCGAAGGACTGCGGAGCAGGGGCGTCATGAGGTCAGGCAAGCACGCGTTTCCAGGCGATGTAGTTGGCGGTGCCGCTCATGGCGGCGACACTGACGACGCCGACGTAATCGGTGACGTAGATGAAGCCTCCCTTGCCATCATCGGCGGCCGATCCGGCTTGGAGGATGACGTTGAAGCTGGTCGTGCTGGCGGTGGCTCCGAACTTCACCGCAAGCGCGGCGTCGTCGAGGTTCTGGATGAAACCGACTTCGCCTTTGGCGAGGGTGAACACGGTGCCGTCAGCGGTGGCTTTGGCGTAGTTGCTGGGGACGCCAGCGCCTTGGAAGTTTTTGGTGTCGATGGTGGTCTGCATAGCGGTCAGCGGATGGCTGGGGTGTGCCGGGTGGCGATTTGATTGAGATGAGTATCGAGCAGGCGCTGGATGCTTTGGCTGGTCTGCTCCTGGCCATCGGTGCGGAGATAGGCCTGCACGACGGCTTGCCGGACGGGGATGTTGAGGAAGCCGGGCACCTTGACGATGGCCCACTTACTGGCGGCCAGATCGGTGGCAAAGGTGCCGCTGGTGTGCGCGGTGAGGCAGTAGTAGCAATCGTTGCCTTCGAGCCGCACATCGCCGACGACATACGGGGTGCCGGTGGCCCAGGCGGTGCTGGAGAACACGGGCGGTGCCTCGATGTGCGCGACCCACAGCGTGGCATCGGTCACGGTGTCGGGCACGATGATGTCCGTGCCGGCCACGTCATACTCGCGCGGCGTGGGGTTGCTGCTTTTCCACGGGTGCTCTTTGGTGACGCCGAGCACGTGACACACGCCCCAGTAGCCCGCGCCAACGGCATTCAGATCAATGACCTGCGAAGTCACCGTTTCGGAGGTGGCTTTGCGCAGTTCGCGCCAGCCGTCGAGATTCCACGGATAGGCGTAATCGAGCGCCGTGTTGATGTAGGAGGTGAACCGCGCATTGAGCGTGGCGTCTTGCGCGCTGAGCAGGCCTGCGTCCTCGATGCAGCCGTCACGCAGCGTTTTGAAAGCGACGCCATTCATGCAGCCACCCCCATTCCGTATTTGCTGCCGAGCACGAGCTGCGGCGCGGTGCCGCGTGAGGTATCCATGTCAGGCGTCCAGCCGCTGCGCGGTTGCGCGCTTTGATACTTGACCACGGTCTGCGTGTTCTTCTTGGCGTAATCGCGGCGGAATTCGTCCTCTGCCCACACGTTTTGACAGCCGAGTTCATTCCGGCCTTTGTTGAGCCAGTAGAAGTAGGAATTGGAGTCGATGCTGCTGGAGATGTAACCCAGGCCATCGACGGCGGCGCTGCGGGCATGGCCCACTTCAGCGCGGCTTTGCTCCTTCTGCATGGCCCTGTGCTTCTGCAATTCCCAGCCCGTGCGAAACTCCCGCTCCACAGCAGCCACCAGCGAGGGTCCACCCTGCGCGTGCAGCTCGGCAATGAGTTCTTCGGAGTCAAACATGAGTCAGGAAAGGCAGAAGGTAGGAACAAAGAACAACGAACAAGGAACCGCCTTCACCCCTGCTGCGGCCCGGTGTGATCCGAGCCGCAGCAGGTTGTGCTGTGAGGCGTTGGGTTTGCCGTCAGGATCGACGGCAAAGCATTAGATCAGCGCGGCCACGTCGATGATCCGCAGGAAGATCTCGGCGACGCCTGCGGTGATGTCCGACGGGGCTCCGGTGCTGCCCTGCGTGGTGAAGCGGCACTGAAGCGTGGCAGCGCTGGTGCCTTCGACCTTGTTGGCCGTGACACAGCCAGCGGCAGCGGTGAGCTGCGTGTCGCTCTTGCAGCTCGCGGCGGCGAGGGCCAGCGCGGTGTTGCTGCTGGTGCCGACGCTGATCGTGAGCGTGCCGGTGGTGGCGAAGGCCGTGGGGACGTTGACCGCCACGCGGTCCACCTGGTAGCGGGCCGAAGTGGTGCCGAGCGTGACCGTGACGGTATCGCCCTGCGTGGTCCACGAGGAGTTGTTGAGGATGTCGAACGGCACGCGGAAGGCGTGCGTGAAGCCGGTCTGCGCGGCGACTTCTGCCGAGAGAACGGCGATCTTGACGCCATTGCTGGCGCTGGTGGCGGTGGAGAGGGTAACTGCTTGGTCAGCCATAAAGGTGTCCTTTCAAAAAGTGGGTGAGAATGAATCTGCGAGGGGAAGAAATCCGGGGCCGCGCTCGTCACGCGGCCCCGGTGTCAGGGTTAGCTGTCGGCGGTAGCGGCGAACTTCGCGAGGCCGAGCGGGTTCTTGACCGCGAGGCCGAAGATGGCGCTGATCACACCACGTGGGCCGCCGTCCAGGTCAGGCAGCGCCTTGTAGGCCCACTGCTTGTTGAACTTGAGCTCCATCATGGAGGGGTCGATGGCGTAGCCGCGGCGGGCATCGGCCGCACCGGCGGAGAAACCGAGCCAGTTGGACAGCACGAGGTCGTAGGTGCCGAAGTCACCGGTGAAGCTCTCGATCGTGTCGCTCCACTTCGAGCCCTGGCCGCGATTGGTCTGGGTGATGGCGGTGAAGTTGGACACGGTGGGCGAGTAGCCGACCATTTCGGTGAAGCGGGCCTTGAGGCTGGTGCCGCACACGAACATGTAGGTGCCGCGTTTGCCGGTCTGGGCATACTGGCTCTTCATGACGTTGTTCACCACGGCGCGGGTCACGCTGGCAAGCGCGGTGGCGTCGATGCTGGCGGAGGGCGTGCGGAAGGCGGAGGGCACCGGAAGCACGGCTTGCGCGGTGCTGAGCGCCCACTTGCCGAGGCCGCGCGTCTTGTAAGGCACCGTGCCGTTGTCGGCCTGCGCTTCGTTGTCGCTGCCGAGGGTGGCTTCGACATCGCGTTTGCACTCGATGGTCTTCTTGGCGATGGCGCCAGCCATTTCGGAGGCGAGGCCGGCCACGTCGGACACGTCCTGCGCCATCTCCGTGACCATCGGGGTGCGGCGCACCTTCTGGACGTAGTTGGAGAGCAGGCCGCGATTTTCGGCGGCGTCTTCGTAGGTGCTCACGTCGGCACCATCGACAACGCCGTCGGTGCTCGGGGTGGCATAGCTGTCGGCCTGCCAGTCAAAGCGGGTCTTGACGGCGGCTTTCCCTTTCGGGATGGCGGAGAGCAAAGGATAGTCCTTCGCGTCGATGTTGTAGATGGCGTCGGCGAGGTCTTCGCGGCGTCCCACTTGGGTGCGTTCAAAGGTGGCGGGCATGATCTTGGAAAAGGTGAAGTTTGAGGTTCAGGTTTTCCGCAAAAGGTCCGGGTCTCACAGGTCAGGCGGCATGCTTCAGACTGGCGACCGTGTTTTGCGCGAGGCTCATGGCGAGACTGGCAAAGGGTGCGGAGGCGTCAGAGGCAGATGCCTGGCGGCGAGCAGGCGGCGGGGGAGCAGGCGGGGCGACTTTCTTGGCGACGCTGGCGGCGGCGGGTTTGCTGCTGCCTTTCTTGACGAGTTCATAAGCACCGCTTTCGAGCAGCTTCGCCACGGCGAGGCGGCCCAGAAGAAGGGCGCGATGCGGGCTCAGGCTGATCTCAGGATGCTCGGACTCGATCTCTTTCACGAGGGCATGGCGGCTGCTGGTGGCATCGAGCACGAAGGGATACTTCCTGCTGGCGATGGCTTTCGCATCGGACTCCTTGGCCAGTCGGTCCTTCAGCACGCTGCGGGCTTTGTCGGCCTGCTTCAGTGCTTTCTCCATCTGGCGGCGGTATTGGCGCACCTGCTGCGGGGTGTATTCCACCTCGTTGCCTTGTGCGTCATTGCCGGTGTAGCCTTCCTGCTCGTGATCCTCGGCCCACTCTTTGGCTGCCTGCCATTGCGCTTCGAGCTGGGTCAGATCCTGCTCCGTTTTCACGGCCTCGAATCCTTCCGGCATGCCGTAGAGCGGCGTGCCTGCTGTGGTGCCCTGGCTTTCCATCTCCTGCACACGGGCTTGGATTTTCTCAAGCTGCTCGCGCAGTTCGCGGTTTTTGGCCCGCGTCTTGAAATTGTCCTTTTCCAGTGCCTTGAGCTTGGCGGCGGCTTCCTTCGTGTCCTCGGGAGCGTCGTCATTGTCGCCTGCTTCCCCGTCGTCCGCATCGTCGTTGGATTCGTCAGCATCCGATTCGTCCTCGGCGGTCACCTCGGCAGAGTCGTCCTCATCGTCGGGCAGGATCGCATCGCGGTCCTGATTGGTCCCGTCCGTGTTGTTGGACTCATCGGCGTCATCGGTTCCCGCGTCGTCGTCATCGTCGGCTGTCGAGGTGACAGGTGGAGACTTCGGTTTTGCGGCGGCTTGTGTCGGCTGGCTTTTGGCCTTGGCCTTCACCGGCTCTGTCTTGACTCCTTCCGCTGCACCCATCGCGGCCATCTGCTCGGCAACCGTGTGGCCGGCCAGTGACTCAAAAATGGACAACGGAGATCCGCCAGGACCGCCCTGAACGCCAGCTTCTACGGGTGCGTTCGAGCCCGTGCCGCCTGCGGAGGCGACATCACCACCTGCCGATCGGGCAGCCGGTGCGTTTGGAACCGCATAAGATGAGATGAACATAAGACGTGCGCCCTGCGCACGCCGCCACTGCATCACACCGCCTGCCTGCCGACAATCTCACGCGCTCCGAATCTGACACGATCTGCCGCAATGTGAGGCGATCTGAGGTGATGTGCGGCTCAGTTTTCCGCTTTGGCTTCCAGCTTTTTCCGTGCCGTGAGGCGGATGATGTCTGCTCGCAAGTCCTTCAGGTATCGCGCCGCGCCGCTGGCCTCATCGCGGATGCGCGGCTCTTGATTGCGCACGGTCATCTCCGCATGCGCTTCGCCGATGAAGCATTCCAGCAAGCTCATCACGGCCCGCATCTCCCGCGTGTCATGCGTGGCTTCGAGTGCATCCGCAATCTGGCCTTCGGTCAAAGGCCCGGCCTCCATGCAGGTTTCAATGAGCAGGCGTTTGGCTGGGCGTGGCATGAGATCAATTATTCAACAACAGGTTTGAAACCGGTGCGCCCTACCTGCGCATTTTCCGTGCGCTGCTGCACGGCGAACTGGAATGCAGCCATGCGGCGGTTGAGCATCTCGGTGAACATGCCACCGGCGGCGTAGGCTTGGGCCACGGCGGGGTTCTTCTGCATCTGCTCTTGATCCACCTGCAAACGGGTGGCGGCATCCATGCTCTCGGTGACAGTAGGCTCGACGCCAGTCAGCAGCATGGCGATGGCGGCTTTCTCTTCCTCGGCCTCGGCGGCATTGCGTTCGCTGAGACTGCCGGTGACGAGATCGGCCAGGCCGGGGTCGATGTTGTTGAGCAGCCACGACACAACGGGCACCGTAGGCACCTGACCGGCGACGCCGGGAATGCTGAAGGCGTCCTTCAACGCACTCCAGCGCTTTTGCAAATACTCCATGTCTAGGCTCTTCACGTCAAACTCGAGCACGAAATCAAAGCTGCCTGCGATCTCTTCGCGGGTGACCTGGAAGGGCTGTGGGCCATTGCCAAGCACGCGGCTGACATAGAGCGGGTCCATGAACTGCTGATCAAGCGCGAGGATGCGGCGCAAGATCTCGCGTTCCTCCATGAGCGCACCGGCAACCAGCCATTGCTGGTGCATCTGCACCTTCGCCACGTCGATCTCGCGGTGATGCAGGCCGAGCAGATTGGCCACGTCCTTGCGGATCTCGTTGGCATCGAGGATGGTGCCTTGATCCAAGGGCGGCGGGCGCATGTAGTCGGCATCGCCGCCAGACTCGACGGGCAGCTTCGTGCCGGGCTCGTAGTCCCAGCGGGCACCACTGCCAGCACGGCGGCCCGTGACCTTGACGATGGGCATGGTGGCA